TCTTGATCGTCAAGTGACTTTTCAGTTCTAGAAAAAATTGCTTGTTTCGTTGGAGATCCTACATGAATATCCAGCCATCTTGCCACGCAGGTTGTCGGACACGTTGAAACGGTCGGCGGCTAGTCGACCGCCTACCCTGTTTATCTCAGGGGGATTGGCAAGCTGGGTGACTCCAGTAGAGATACGATTGACCAACGTTACGGGTTGCTTTTTTTATTGAAACTTTTCCTTGCGTTGCTGGGGAATCCTGCCTAGATTGGCGTTGACGAAAGGTAGCACTTAGCGTCATCATGTTTTCCCCCGCTGGTTCCGTCCAGCCACTGAAAGCTCCGATGCGGTATTGCTACCTTCCGCCTCGGAGTTTTCCTTTTCCAGTGGGAGAGCTTGGAACATACGATGCCGCGCAGCCTGAGAAATGGCGTGAATCCCGGTGAGCTGGAGATCTTCAAGGTTCTGTGCGTTTAGGTTGTCAACGCACGGGTAATCAGTCGCAGTCGAAAGGCTGGGCAAGCCTTGTGTCACGCGAAGCAATTCGCAGGGAGCCTCTATCGAGACAGTCCTACTCCCGACACAAGGTCCGGTTCAATCCCGGTCGTGAGAAAGCAAAGGAGTGGCTCCATACAGAGACGTTCTTCGATCACGGTTGATTCCTTGACAGGACAACCGTGTCCGCTGCAGGAGATCACCACCAGAGACTTAAGCGAATGACGCTGATCTGATTGATCGCTGCTCAAATCAAAAAGCCGTAGAGGAATTTACTCCCCTACGGCTCCCTGAACACACAAACACGCCGAAAACAACACGGCAACGCAATAAGAGCAGAACCCAGAAAAACGTCAACCTTCTTTTTTCAACAAGGCAAGAAGTTCATCCAGGGTGGATACGCTGCCTACAATCTTCATGACCTCATTGGTTTCCGCACACTGGCGAAGGTCAGCGAAGAACCTCTCACGTTCGTCCACGATGAACTGGATAATTGCCTTGAACTCATCCCGGTCGGAGAGAGCATCAATGGCCTGCTGGATCGTTGGCTTGGGTAGTCGCGTCATTTGAATGGGCTGAGGTTTTTGGACAATCTCATTTTAGCATGTTCAATCGCCTTCTGCATGATTGCTTCTGGGATTGGCTTCTTGTTTGGGATGATTTCATTCTGCATCAAAGCAACCTCATCACGACTCAATGATGGAACAAGAGTTGGAAAATCAATCTGCTTCCCATCAACTTTTATCGCCCCACTTTGTGTCGAATATTCTGTAGCAATATTTCCATCCGGTAGCTTTATCTCTCCAAGAAAGCCTTTGCTTTTAGATGATCCATCTGGACGATTGCCGTAGTCTTTTTTAAGACTGATTGGCAATCCAAATTGTTTCAATATAGAAGGCATAATCGGATAGGTCGCGTCATTTGCGTTTGGTTGGTTTCTTAGGCATCTTCATCATGTTGATCTCAATCTCAACATAGCGTTTGCCTTTGCCTTTGCCCTTGCTTCGATCTTCCATCTTATCGTCGTTACAACTTCCTGATTTCATTTTTTTCATAGATTTATTTCATTGATTTGTTTCCACTGCACTTCCATTTACGGCGTGACAGGTTGTTTGGGGAGTTTGGATCACTTCTCCAGTCTCCTTTGATTGCGTTGGACCTGGCGCAGTATGAGTCACCTTTGGCAGTGCCAGGACGAATACGATCACCACCGTCAGCAGCCTTGCCAGCTTGCCCAAACTTCACAGTCTTCTTTCGTCCTGTGACAGGATTCGTAACTACCTTCTTGAATCGTTTTTCCATATTAGTAAGCCCATTTGGAGTCTCCAAGAAACTCTGCGGAGTCTTGCCACCATTCGTCCCATTGTTCGTTTGTAGCCACTTCCCAGCTAGGAATACACTCAGCAGCACCTTCTTTGACTAGGCTGATTGGCAGCCATTTCAAACGATTGTTTGGATAAATTGCAATCTGACCATTTGACAACTTCACCACATTCCCCTCTTTGTGTTCTTCAAGAAGCTCAACGTCACCAATATCAAACGTCCCAGCAGCTTGATTCTCAGGCAGAAAGTCAATCGTGAACCAGTAATGACCACTCATGGGAGTGCATCCTTTACCCATGTTCACCAGCATTGGAACATCAGCAAGCTGGGCTTTTTGCCAGATCTCAATGCTGCCTGACAAGCATTCCCATAATTGCACCTTGTGAAGCGGCAGATCAATCTGCTCACCATCTGGCTCATACCAGTAAATGCAATGCGGTGGGATCTTGTCAAAGCAGGCAGCGTATTTGTCCACCCAGACTTGGAAGCAGAATGGCCGATTCCGCATAGCGCGGACACTCAGCAACCATGCTGGCTCATACTCTGTCTCGCTACCTCCAAATGCGTCACAACGGACATACACTCGGCACTTGGGAAGGTTTGCGTTTCTCATCGGTAAGCAGATGTTTTTCGTGCGATCTTCTTAGGCTGGGCCACAAATTGTTTCCCTTGGGCGTTCCCCTTAGCCTTCGCACGATTTGTGGATGCTTTCTCAGATGGAGTCAAGGAATTCCAAGCAGCGTCGGGTAAATATCGTTTTTTTCCTTTGCTGGGCTTCCCATCTGAGGTGCGCCACTTCTGCCCACTCCAGTCTTTTAGCGATTGCTGCGGGTCTTTCATCGATAGCCTCCTTTATTTTTCTTGTACTCTGAAGCCAGAAGCTGGGCCTTCCTCGCGCTCCATTCACCAGGGTCACCACCTTTAGTCCCAGACTTAATCTTGCTGAACAAAGCCTTCCTCATAGTCGGCTTGGTGTAATTCCCTGCTGCGTTTACGGTGGATTTCTTTTTCATTGCTTCATTCCTTGAGTTGTCACGCCACCCATCTGAGCGGGATTAGTTCCAATACGTCCAATTTCAGCGTTCTGAGCCTGTTGTAGCTGGAATTGATACTGTCCTGCATACTTCTGCAAGCGAGCAGCAAACGCATCGTCAGACTGTGCGCGTTGGGCCACATCAGGCTGCTGTGCGTATGCCTGAACAAGCTGCATAGCAATCTGTGCGCCATTTGGTTGAGCAGGAACTTCGATGCCAGCAAATATCTTCGCAAGGTCATCTGTGACGTTTTTCTGGACCTTCTGTTGAGCTTCCTCAACTGGTTGTAAGACGTAATCAGCAAAGATCGGATTGATCGATGATGCTGCAAACTCAAGTAGTTTGTTGACATCTAGGATGCCATTACGATCCAACTGAGTAAGTGACACCATACTCTTTAACTGAGTCTCTGCTGTCTCTGGATCACTGGATAAGGAATCAAAGGAAACCATGATTGAGAAGTTCTCATCTGGACTACCCTTCGTCATCACCTGTGGGTTTGGATTGCCTGTCACTTGGAAGAACACCTCATCCGGTCCCATCCGCTGATACAACTTCCAAGCCATTGTCAGGACGTCCTTAACATGATCAAGGAACTTGCCAATGTAATACTGCTGCCGTGCTGACGATAAAGGATTCGTAAGATCCAAGCCAATTGCTCGGTCAGCCTGTCCACGCATCGAGAGTTCGCTCTCCACAGATCCACCGTCATTCGGAGGAATTGGACCAAATGCAATCTCACCCATTCGCCGATATGGAACTCTGCGCCCAGGACCCCAATCGGATGGTGGTCGCCCAGCAGGATGCATGATTGGAGGCAGAGTGGCAAGAGACGCACGGTCAATCCGGCTATCACGCTCTGTCTTGATCTGCATCTGAGGACCACGGAGAATGTCGGAAAACGTCTGCACTTCATACATGCGCTTCTGATCATTGGAGAGACGAGTAACCACGAATGGGTAATCATCATAGCCATTGAGAAGCTCATGCTTGGCAAAGCCTTCTGTCTGAGGATGGAACACTGTGCAATAGATGCCTTCAGAACCATCCTCTTCATCGATCAAACGCTGATACGCATACACAACCATCACAAGATCATTGTCGTCGGTGATTGGCAGGCGCGTCTGGGTCTTGACCTTTTCACCATCGAGATACATTGAGTCTTTACCACGCAACGTCGCAATTGCGTTGTCCACCCAGTCTTTGTCCCATTCTTGGTTTGTCACCTTCTTCTCCAACTCTTGAGCTGTAAGGAAGGTACGCCAGAACATGTATGGAGCGCGTTGTGGGTCTGAAATGTAAGATGGGAACATCACCTCACCATCAGGAGCGCAGGCATAGACAACTGGGCAATCGACTGTCTGTCGAGTAAGTGGAATTTCCGAAACGCCAGTCTTACGAAGATCCCTAATCGACTTCTTGGCCCTTTTAGGAGAAAGATCAG